TTATGAATTTCCTCTAATTCTAAATAAGATTTATTTTGTAAAAATGGGTCTAAAACTTTTCTTTGTAAAAAATAGTTTCTAGTATCAATATTTTTTAAATCCATTTTAAGTATTTCAATTCTAATACCTAAAGGCTCTTGTAAAACTCTATTGATTTGTTTATTTGCAAAATCAACATCATTATAATAATTAGTTAATTCAGCTAGTAAATAAGCATACAGTTTCGCAAATAATAAATTTTCTTGAATAATATCTTTATTTTGTTTATCGAAATATTCAGCAAGTTTATTAAAAGCCTCGATGTCTTTTTCGTTTGGTTTATTTTGTTTTGAAATAGTAAATTTCAATCGGTCGAATGCTTGTTTTAGTTTCATAAGCAACGGAATAAAAAGAGAAAACCCCTAACTGTGGTAGTAGTTAAGGGTTGTTCTCAGGTTTAGGTTTGAAGCCTAAAATATCTTTGAAACAATCTACCACGTTTGTTTTGTCAAATATACAAAAATAAATCAACCCGCCCGATACTAGCTAAAATAAATTAACTAGCCGTTGCGGGTGTTTTTATAGATCAAAACGGCAGGTCATCGTGTTCTTCTTTGGTAAAATTAGAGGCTGGCTCAAATGCCGTTGCAGCTGGAACTGGAGGCAATTGTGCCGGTGAAGCTTCGCTTTGAAGTTTCTCAACTTTCCAACCACTAATCGAGTTGAAATATTTAGTTTCTCCCTGAGGATTAACCCATTCACGCCCTCTAATATTAATAGATACTTTAACTTCGTCGTTTGCTTTAAGTTTGTCTAAATACTCATTGCATTTACCCTGACCAAACTCAATTAATATGAACTGAGGATATTGTTCGTCGGTCTTAATAACCAACTCTCTTTTATTGTAACTCGCTGTTACTTGTTGTTCTTCGCCTAAGTGGTGTACTTTTCCTTGTAATTCCATTTTTAAAATTGTTTATTATTAATTAAATACTGTTTAAACTCTTCTTTTAATTTTGATGCTTCGTTGATTCTTTGCTTGATTAACTCTATTCTATTTTCGTCACGTTCAACTACTATTTCATGCCACATTTCAACTCCGTTAAATATAATATAATTAAAGAAATGAGCTCGAACTGAATTAGTACACATCATTTGCATTTGCATTTGGTCGATATAGTTTTTATCAATTTCATTGTCTTTAACTAATTTAAAAAACTTAGTTGAACGAGGGCATTTTATTTCTAAAATAGCATCGTTATCAACTAACCCATCAGGAGAAGCACCAGCATTTTCACCGTAAACAAAGAAACTACATTTTTGAACGTCTATAAATTCAAGTTCTTTTATTGATTTGAATTTTTCAAAAGCCATTGGTTCTAAATTAATACCTCTTTGCATATCATAAGATACAAAATCGGCATCCTCTTCAATTCCGAAAACCTCTTCACAAGCTAATTCAAAAGCATAATTTTCGCCTGTTAAACCTAATCCTTTAACACCCATTAATTCGCTTATTCTTGAGGCTGTAAATCTGCCTAGCCTAGCATCATACCACTCTTTACTTCGTTGTAACATAATCTAAATATTCTTTTTTAACTTCATCTGTAATAGTGTATGATTTTTCAATCATTTCAATAGTGGCATTAGCTTTTTTAGCTGCCTCAAAATTAGCCTTAGTAAATGCAGTTTTTGCCTTAGCTATTGGCTGAACTGGTTTAATTCTAATTCCTCCAACAACTTCACCTTTCATCTTTACAGATTCGTCGCAGTATAATTCAATCAACACATTTTTCCAATCTTCAACAAACGAACTACCTGTAAATGCTTTAATCTGTTTTGCATTGGTTGCATTTAATACCATTGGTTTAATAGGTTCTACAAAATAAGCTATATTAGCATCTATTTTCTTACCAGCAACTGAAACACCTAATTGTTGCTTAACTTCTTTAATGGTAAATATTAATTTTTTACCATCTTCAATGTAATCTTCTAAGTCTGCGATTCCTAAATGGTCGCTTTTATAGACTTTTCTAAAATGATGTTTTTGTTCCATTTTAATTTAAATTAAAAATCCCTACCTAATTCAACTCGGTCAGAAGTTGGTCAGATAGGGAAATTAATAATATTTTCGTTCAATCTCTGACCAGATTGGTATGGCTAAGGTAGGTAATTAATTTTAATTGTCAAAATAAAGTTTCTTGTTGTTTTGATATTAAAGTTTTAGCAAATCCAAACTCTTCAATTTCGCTTAATTTTTCAAACTCTTGGTTTATCCAATTTTCAGCTAACTTATGAAAGTTCTTTTTTATTTCAAAACCATAACATTTTCTTTTTAATTCTTGACCAGCTATTAAAGTGCTTCCACTACCAGCGCATGGGTCAATAACTACATCTCCCTCATCTGTAAATATTTCAATTAATTTTTTAAGCAATTTTAAAGGCTTTTGTGTTGGGTGTAATTTTTCAATATCCGAATCGTCACGTTCCCAGTCTAAACAATTAAAAATCATTTTACCGTTATTTCTGAATTTTGGTAATTTATCACGATAAAAGATTAAACCATATTCGCAATTTCCAACAACTTTCATATTTGCTTTTAAAACTTGTGCGCTAAAATTTTTTCTAAATACTAAATTTATATAGTTGTTTAGCCCGTATCTTTTTGCAAGTTCTATAAGATACATTTGTTGGTCAAATGCGCAAAAGACAATCATACAAGGTGCGTCTCCTTTTTGTCTTGGTTCTCCTTCTATTTTTACTGTTTTCTTTTCAGATTTAAGCATTGTTGAGCAAAAATGCATAAACTCTGCTGGTCTAAAATCCTCGTCTGTATCAAAGAAACTTTTACCAGCTAATTCACTTTCGCCATTTGAATTGTCGCCATCTTTATACCATGCTGGGTTAGATGCATAAGCGTTGTTTCCTAAATTGTAAGGAATATCAGCTATAATTAACTGCGCTTTTGGTATTGCATAAGTTTTAAAATTTTGAAAATGGTTGTTAAATATTTGTGCTTTTTTCATTACATTTCAGGGTTAAAATTAATTCTCAATATTGTATCGATTTTTTTACTCATATCATTAAAATAAGTAGTCTTTTGAATAGTGTCCGACGTTGCTAATTCATTATTCAACTCCTCAAATAGAGCAATCAAATCAGATTTAGCTTTTTTCATTTTTTCGGTAGTTGGATTAAGTTCGTCTAAGTTTTCCAGCATTAAATGCGATAAACAAACAAGTTTATGCATCAGGATTGATTTTCTTTTGTTCATTTGATTAAGTATTTAAAAAACATCCAAATCTTATAAACCAGCGTGGCTAGTATTCCTATTCCTACTCCCATAACTAGGATGTAGTACATTAAAAGTAGTGCTTCCATTTTAAAAAGGTAATTTAAAAAGTTCGATTAATTTAGTAACATCGGTAACATTTTTACAATTTGGAACGGTTATCCAATTTTCATCTATAAATATTTCAGTTAGATTTAATCCTGAAACCATTATTGTAAATCCGTCTTCGTGATTAAGAGTATATTCTGTAAATAGTATATCTCCTTCTTTGTAGCTAGTATTTTCGAAACCTAATTTTATCAAATCTTCTTCTTTCATAGCTTCCATTTATCGTGATAATTTTTAACGATTAACATTCCACCAATAATGACAAAGAAGCATAATCCTAAGCCTATTGCAGTTGCAGCGGACAAATCGGACATTAATAAGTTATTTTTCATAATTTCTCTGGTGTTATAATTTCGTATCCGTTAACTACTAACTCAAAAGAACCACTTATCGGCTTGTGATAATTAGGGTCTGATAATCTCGTTTTAAAAGCTATATCTTTGATTCTTTTCAATTCTTGATTAAGCCTTTCGTTTTCTTTTCTTAAGGCTTCTATTTGAGCCTGATATTCTTTCATTAAGTCGTTCATAATCTAAATTTTTTCTATTAGTTTAATAATTTCATCAATCGTTTGACTTTTGATAACATAGTCCGAAGCTGTGAATACCCGTCTTTTAGGAATCTTTTTTTTATCAATCGATTCTAGTAAGTCAATGTATTTATACTGTTTCGATTCAAAATTAGCTAATACCTCTAAATTCCTTTTAAGGTGGCTATGGGTTATTTTGAGTTCGTTTGCAATACGCTCTAGTTGTGGCGTGTTTGCGATTTCTGATAGTTCTTGGTGTAGTGGTTTCATGTCTAATAATTTTCTTCGATTACTAATTCTACTATTCTCTCTATTGCATCTTTTGAAATAAACCAGCTCCATTCAACGTCATTAATGTATATTCCATGATAAGAAAATCCTCCTTTATAACCTGTTGTACCATCTGGTTTATCGTAATCTCCTATTACTACTAAATCTAAACCCTCGAAATTAACGTTATGTGTCGCTTCCATTTTCTCTTAACTGTTTTAAAAATTGTTTTACTAATGGTTTTTCGTGTTCGTGAACTCTAACACTCCATTGTTTGAGTATGGCTTTTTTGTAAGAGCCTCGTGTGTATTTTGGCTGTTTCATGTTAATTGTGCGTTACAGTCGCACCCCTGATTTTTTATTTTCTTTTAGCTATTAAATAGTATCTTTGCATTGCTCCTGACCATAAAAATACTCCTCCTTTTTCATCGTCAAGTCTTATGCAATAAGTGGAGATTAGATTTTTAGGAGTTTCTTGTGTTTTTACAAAATCTCCAGAAGCAATCATGCTTTCATAAGTATCTAATGATATTAATTTAGTTCTTTGTTCTAATTGAAAAGCGGTTAAATGTGCCATAGTTTCTAATTTTTAAGTTTGTTTCTATTTCTATGGTGTAAAGATATGAAAAAAAGTCGTACATTTTTAAAACGTATGACTTTTTAACTTTAACATTATTTAACATTTTGACGTTTATATTACAAGAAATATGATAGTCAAAATAGTTTGATGTGAATTGATTTAACTAAAACGGATATTCACTAACTTTAATCAATTGAATATGTTTATTAATATCTGACTTTTTATAAAATATACCACTAATAAAATACCCAACACTACCACCTGACTTAGTACATTTAATTATTTTCCCAGTCTTACAATTAATTATTTTTTTACAAGTTGATATTTTGTAATGTGGGTATTCTTTGAACTCCCATTTGACTTGATATGAAACTTGTATAATCATATCATAAGTTATTGATAATTAATGATATAAGATATAGTGTTATAGAGGTTAGTAAGTAGTTAGCAAACAGCTTAAAAAACATCCTGCAAAAGTTCAGGATTTTGAAACCTATTACCTATTATTTTATAACAATTTTCTGTTTCAAACAATCCAATACTACCAGTATTGGATTTTGCAACATATTGATTGCCTTCGTAAACTACCACGTATTTGTATTTAAAACGAACATCCTGAATAATATCTCCTTCGTAAATA